GGGCTCATCTGGAAATTTTTATTTAAATGTATATCAAACTGCTTCTAATGACCCATCAGCTGAGATTCAATTTGCTATAGCTTACGGAAATAAGAAAGGCAGCGGCAGTGCATTTTATAATACCGCTGTTGTGGGAGTTTCTCCTACTAAAACAACATATTCTCAGTACCAAAATTTAATATTGGGAGATGAGAATACAGATTTTATATTTGGTAACATAACATCCTCAGAATTTTGGGCTTTATCTATAGATAGAACACGATATAAAGAATCATTATTTCCTGGTTCTTTGATACTTCGTTTATCTGGTAGTAATGGACAATTAACATTAACCGATAACAGTCAAGTTACTCCATCAATTACATTTAATGATGCTGGTAGAGTATTTCAATTAGTTAGTGGATCTCAAGGAACTGTATTTACTGGAGTAAATTCAAATGGGTATAGTGTATCATCTGGTTCATACGGGTGGGTTCTTCCAGATATAGGAACTATTTTACTAAATCCATTAGCATTATCTGCATCTATATCTTTAGCTTCAAGTCAATCATATAACTCAGATGGTCTTAATAACAGAGCAATATTAAATGCTCTTAATAGACCTTCTATTCCTTATTTTCAACTAAATAGTCAAGAAACTATTTCTTCAAATTATATATTTATTAGAGCTAGAAACGCAGAATTTAATTATTCTGAAAATCCAAGTTTTATATCTGGTAGTACAGGTGAAGTAGTATTTAATTCATTTATTAATAATCCACAAACATTTCCAACAACTGTTGGATTATATAACGATAATAATGAATTATTAGCTGTGGCTAAATTATCAAGACCGTTGTTAAAAGATTTTACAAAAGAAGCATTAGTGAGAGTTAAGTTGGACTTTTGACCTATCATAAATTTTTACATATTTATAATAATTGTAATAGAAAAACTGAATGGGAGCTTATAAACAACTTTTAGCCTCTGATATAGTTGTTACTCCTTTTGAAGTAAATAAAGGATTTACATTCAAAGGAGCTCCAGCTATAACTGGGTCTAATGTAGGGATTGATAGATTTTTAGGTCAAAATATTACTTCATATATATTCAATCCTAATTCAGACCCCACAACAGGAGAAATTAGTACTCAATATCAAAGACTAGTATATAACTCAGTTAAAGAATTATATTACTCTAATTATTTAAGTTCAAGTTATGGAGATTTAGTAAGTCAACCCATTTTAATCCCTGGTAGAGATACTGAAGGAGATAGATTAGTTGGAGCAGTTAATACACCTGCTTATGATAATTATCTTCAAACTACACTAACTTATTCTAAATTTTTCCCAACATCATCTAACAGTGTTATAGGTATAATATCAATACCGGTTCGTATGTTTGGTGATTATATTAAACCCAATTCATTTATATTTAGTGCTGAAAGTGGTAGTTTAATAGATGATGGTGAAGGAAATATTTTATATATAACTGGTAGCTCTACAGGAACAATAGTAGGAAATATTTTTTATGGGCATGGTTTAATAACTATAACAGGAAATGAAGTATACTTAACTGGAGCAGCAATTTACGGTTCGGCTGTATATGGTGGAACAACCTATGGATTAACTTCAAATTTTGATGATGATTTAATTAATTTTATCGCATCACCCAATGCTACTTGTTCATTTTCTAGTTCATATAAAATATATGAAACTCAATATAAATGTACTATTAGAGAAAACGAATATAATTTTACATTAAACCCAAGTGTTATCTCAGGTAGCACAGATGGTACTCCTTATGGATTTGTAACTGCCTCATATTTTTCTCCTTATATTACAACTATTGGATTATATGATGAACAACAAAATTTATTAGCTGTAGGTAAATTAGCTCAACCATTACCTTCATCACCAACAACAGATACAACAATATTAATTAATATAGATAGATAAATGTGGTTATATAAAGATAAAATTATAGAAAAACTAGAAGATTTTCCTAAAGATACTGTAGGATTTGTATACCTTACTACTCATATTCCTAGTGGTAAAAAATATTTAGGTAAAAAATCATTATTTCATAATATAAAGAAAAAACTTACAAAAAAAGAATTAGCAGAACAATCTGGTCCTGGTCGTAAACCTACTACCAAAACAACAAAAAAAGAATCAGATTGGAAAACATATTATGGTTCTGCTAAACCAATTGTTGAATTGATAAAGGATGGTAAACAGTCGGATTTTACTCGTGAGATTCTACAATTGGCTTTTGATAAAAAAATCCTTACTTACTTAGAAAACAAGTACTTATTTACATATGAAGTATTAGAACACCCAGAAATATGGATTAACGATAATATAGAAGGGAGATACTTTACAAAAGATTTTATATCTTAAATTAGTTTTTTAAAAAAATCTTTCATATATTTAAAAATATGATAGATGCTTTGATATATTTGATAGACTCTGTTTTAGGTACAGGTAAACCAACTTCTAAAGGTAATCGAGCCTATTTTTGTTCTGAATGTAAACATCATAAACAAAAATTAGAGGTTAATTTAGATGAATCATCATCACATTTTCAATCATATAACTGTTGGACTTGCGGATTCAAAGGTAAAAAATTAACTACTCTATTTAAAAAATTAGAAGTAGATTATGATAAAATATCTCAACTAAAATTATTAGTTAAATCATTTTCTAAAGAATCTAAACAAGAGATAACACTTACTGAAAAAATTTCTTTACCTAAAGAATTTATATCATTAATAAATCCACCTAGTAGTCTTACAGCTAAACACGCCTTATATTATTTAAAAAATAGAGGTATTACCCAAGACGATATTATAAAATATAACATAGGTTATTGCGAATTTGGCGTATATTCAAATATGATCATAATTCCATCATACGACGCGAAAGGAAATCTTAATTACTTTATATCGCGTAATTTCAACAAAAATTCATCAATAAAATATAAGAATCCTAACATATCTAGAGACATAATAGGACTTGAACTTTTTATAAATTGGGATGTTCCTATAATACTATGTGAAGGAATATTTGACGCTATGACTATCAAAAGAAATGCCATTCCTTTATTAGGTAAAACTATTCAACCTAATTTAATGAAAAAAATAATAGATTCAACTGTTGAAAAAATATATATAGCTTTAGATAAAGATGCTATTAAACAAGCATTAAAATTTTGTGAAGAACTAATGAACGAAGGTAAAGAAGTTTATCTAGTTGATTTACAAGACAAGGACCCATCAGAGATGGGATTTAGTAAATTTACAAATCTTATTCAAAATACATTACCATTAACATTCTCAGGATTACTTGAGAAAAAATTTCAATTAATATGATAGAAAAAGGCCAATCAATTCACAAAAAAAGCATTAAAAGAATACTACAAGTAGATTCTGAAAGTAAACAAGTTAATTTTTTAGATACTCGTTTTTATAAAAGAAACGAAGAGTATTATCCATCTATTACAAGCGTGCTACAATATTTTCCTAAAGGTAAATTTTTTGAAACGTGGTTAAAAGACGTGGGACATAATGCTGATATTATAGCAGGTAAAGCAGCAGATGAAGGTACTCAAACTCATAATTTAATAGAAAAATATCTAACAGGTGAAGAAATTAATTGGTTAGATCAATATGGTAATGCTATTTGTTCTCTTAATGTTTGGCAAATGGTACTAAAATTTGTAGAGTTTTGGACAATCGAAAAACCTGAATTAATTGAATCTGAAATCCATTTATTCTCAGATAAATATAAAATAGCTGGTACTTGTGATTTAGTTGTTAAACTAAGAGATAAATTATGGATTTTAGATATTAAAACATCTAATAGTTTACATACATCTTATGATTTACAGCTAGCTACTTACACAGAATGCTGGAATGAATCGTTTGAAGAAAAAGTAACTAACACAGGTATTCTATGGTTAAAATCTTTAAAACGAGGTGAAGATAAAAAAGGTAATAAAATTCAAGGTAAAGGTTGGGAATTATATGTTTCATCTCGTCCAATTAAAGAAAATTGGGAATTATTTACTAAAGTTCATGATTTATATAAACTAGAAAATACAACTGATGAACCATCTTTTAATAAATTTCCTATAACCATCAAATTAGAATCTTAAATTTTTAATATTTTTTAATATTTATAATGGACTTAGACTATCTAAGTCCTTTATTATTTAGATATGAAAGACCTAATTAATCTATTAACAAACAGTTTACTTAAAGATAAAGAAATAGTTTCATTAACTCCTACTAATGAAATAGAGATACTTCCACCCGGTAAAGTAACTCTTAGCCAATTAGAAAACCTTCAATCTAGAATTAAAGCATCTAAAGATCCTAAAGAAAAAATATCCCTAGCAATCCAATGTGCTGAAAAAGTTTTATTTATATTTGAAGAAAAATACCCTGAAGACAAACGTCCTCGTAAAGCTATTGAAGCTGCAAAAAAATATCTAGCAGACCCAACAGGGGAAAATGAAGCTACTGCGGCTGATGCGGCTGATGCTGCTAATGATGCTGCTTTTTATGCTGATGATGATGCTAATGATGCTGCTTTTTATGCTGCTACTGCTGCTACGGTTTATGCTGCTTTTTATGGTGCTGTTGCTGCTATCAAAGCATTTAAAATATATAACCATATACCTCTTGAGGAAATCCGAATAAACCAACCTCAAAATCATAATAAAATATGGCAAGATTGCTTTGATAATGCTAAAAGAGAAGCTAAATACCAACAAGAAATTTATGGAGAATATATTGATATAGAAGAAGTATATCAAGCGGCAAATGAATGTTTTAAAGAAAAAACAGGATTAGATATAGATACTCTTGAACTTGATGAAATGGAGATACTTCCACCCAATAAGAAAGGAAGTATTCCTTCAAAATATTATATCCCCGAAATATCTGATTTAATTAAAAGTGCATTACCTATAATGAAACATAATAATTATGATTATATTTCTTTTATTTATGGCTTAAATTGGGTAAGTAGTTACAGAAAAAAAGATAATAATAACTTAGCTCAATATTCTTTAATAGATAGAGATCTACAACAGTTTTTATATGAAATTGGATATCATTTACATAAATTAGATCCATCAATAGATAAATTTATTTTAGATAAGTATGGTAAAGTATGGACTGGAGATAAGTATAATCAAGTTATATATGAAAAGATACCTATAAATGAAATAGAAATACTTCCACCTGCTGGTAAAAAACTAAAAGCATTCCAAACTCCATCAGGTGCTATTTGCTTAATATTCAAAGGAACACCTAAAAATAGTACTTTAAAAAAATATGTAAAAAAAATAGGCTGGTTAAATAAAAAAACAAATCAAGTAAAATTTGAGTCAGCAGAACATACTATTGATGAATTTAAAAATGTTTTAAATAGATTAAATATTTCTTTTAATATATTAAGTGAAGATGGACTTGTTATAGGAATTGATTTTAAATATTTTAATATTAAACCTATAGACAATTGGATTATGTATGATGAAGATGTTGAAAAAGAAAACTGGTTTAC